ATGAGCAACATCGCTGAGAGAATCATGAACGTGATTATCTGGGGCAAGGAACTTCCTCCTAGACCATACAGGAAGTCTAAGGACATCTTCATGGACGAGCAAGAGAGAGAAGCAGAACTCTTGGCAATACACGAAGCAAGCCATACCTGCGATTACGACTGCGCTAAGAACGGCTGTTCATTTAACTAGCCATGACTGACATAAACGACATGGTGAAAATCGGGCAGAGGATTGGAGCAAGCGAGCTCGCTGTCCTTATCTCAAAGGCGCTAAGCACAGTAGACGCCAAGAAGGTGATGGAAATTACTGACGCATACCTTAAGGGATTAAACAGCTAGCCATGACTAACGAACAGACAGACCCGCGCCGCGAGGACTTCAACTCACAGGCCAGTATCCAGAGACAGGACAGAGACAGATTACGAGCTAATGGGGGAGAGGAATAACAACATGAATCCAACACTAGAATACACGATTGACTGGCTTGAGAAGAAAGAGGCTTTTGGCAAGCCTGCCCTTGAGTGCACGATGAGTGCAGGAGGCGTCACCACAGACAAGGTAACCATCTACAAGTACGACAAGGAGAACAAGGAGTTCCCGGGCTTTGATTCCATAATGCCGGGCGCGAAGATCGTAGGACGAATCTACACCAACCCTAAGGGGTATAAGTCCTTCTACGCCTCAACCCCAAAGCCTGAGCGCGGCCCTAACTACGGCATGAAGGCCGCACAGGAGAGGAAGGCGGAGCAGATAGAAACCGCGCAGGAGAACAAGGCTAACCACATCAAGGAAGCGGCGGCGCAGAGAGACGCGGTAAACATCGTCATTGCCTTCTACTCAAAGAGATTATCTGAAGACCCTATCCTCGGAGAGCCAGAACTTGATAGGGCAATTAAGGACAAGATCGAGGAGTGGAGGAAATACTTCCTCAATCAGAGCCAAGAAATCCCATTCTAATGACTACCACCATCTACGATCACATACTGGCTAACCTCCGCAGGTACACATGGATGCGCTCAGACAGGCACGGCGCAATAAGAGCCATGCTCCAAGAGAAATACTCAGTATGCAACTGGAACAACGTAGATGATATTGCACGCGATTGGCTCTCGTATGACAGGGTATTCCGCCTTGTACAGAACGAGAACAAGGATGTACAGGTAGCGGGGCATGAGGAGAAGAAAGTGGTGAGGGAGCAGTCCTACGAGCTTACAACGCTCGCTAGGGAGGTGAATCACGACAGGAACGTAAAACAGCTTTCCCTCATAGGAAACTGAAAACATGGAACGACTATCGCCCCTAAAGGATAGACAAAGCTAGATAATACGCGGCGGTAGGCAATCCCTATCTGCTAAGCGAGCGACAAAAACCACAAAACGCTCTACAGATCATTACATATAGAGGGACGGGGAAAGAATGAGGTGCAAAACCCAGCCAGAGGTGGGTGCGACAACAAATACAAGTATCTGGTCGCCTCATTCACTCCCCGCCTCTCTTAATAGGTGTGTAGAACCGTGGTTCCAGTTAGTAGCTGGTTTACCTAACGCACGCGCATCGCGTTAGGGCCACGGCTCTGCACATCTATAGGAAGTGTAGTTGGCAGAAATCCCAGTTAGAAGTTCGTAACTTACATTGTGGTCGGGTCACTCCCGCCAATGGAACTGGGGTCTCTGCCCGCTACAAGAGGGGCATCGCCTCCATAATCCAACAATCAATCTCTAAGCCTAGGCGGGCGTCGGCAACCAGCGTCTCGCCACTGCCCTCGTAAGGCGAAAAGCGAACGAGGAGCGCGCGTGAGGATTATGGCGGGGGGTGTCTCTCTGAAGGTGAGTCAGTGGGGCGGGTTTGTTACCCGAGACGTGAGCATACGCAACCACGTCTGCCTGCCGCGGCAGGTCCCGCACCACAGGCTCATCTTCAAAGGTGAATTGAGTAAGTGATTGTTGGAGGGCGTTAGCCGTGAGGCGCGCGAACTTGAAAGAGTCCTTATAGGTTCCCGCAATCACTTACCCAGTTCATCTGGCTTAGGGAAGTTTTACTCAGCCAAAGTGTGCCGCGGGGTGCTGGGTAAAGAGGCTCTAAGACAATGTTCGGACAGGTTGGGATCTTACCACCACCTAAAAACAACGGTAAACGAGGGGTGTTGATTAAAAGCCGACGTAAATACTACGAAAGTAGCACGGGAATGCACCCGCTAGACGCGACTGCATATCGGCGTTTAACCAGCACCTCTCAGGGATTTGTGCCTCGTTCAGCCGCCGGGTGTGTTCCCCGGCCGTCAAACGGGGCATGAGTTCAGGGTAACGCTAGGGGCTTTGACGGGAGCAGACAAAGGAGGAAGCGAGAGGGCGGCGCGCCATCAATTCTCATCTAAAAGGCTCAAATACTCGTATCAAACCATACAGAGTATTCATCCCTAGAGGTTACTCAGTCTGAACTCCATAGATCCCCACCCTTTGACGGAAGGCCCGAGAAGCATCTTCACAAGAAATAAGACAACAGATTATGAACATTAACAAGCCAGTAGTAGTAGACGTAGCAGAGGAAACCCGCGGAGGAGTAATGGAAGTGGGGAGAACGAGGGTAAACCACCTCTCATCCTCTCTGGACCGCTTTAAGGCTCTTATGGGAGATGTGAAGCTCCTTCCTGCTCTTCCTGTCCTCTTTGAACCAGACATAGGCCGCGCGGTGAGAGAAATGATTTGTCCCTATTGCTCTCACAGGATCTACTACAACAGGGATAGAACAAGGGTGAGGTGCAAGTCAAAGGTGTGTAAGGGGAATGGGGTGAAGTTCAATATCGACATAACAAAGTTCAAATGAAGATACAGCTCTTAAAAAAGGTTATAGATCATAAATTGGAGCGTGGCGGCTGCTTTGGTATGGACTGGAGGATTATTGACTGTTCCGAAATAAGGTACGCAGCAGAGTGGCGCGGCCACATAGGAATAGGGGAATCAGTAGCCGAGGCGATAGAGAACTGCCTACGCTCTATCCCAGAGGTGAAATTAGTAACTAGTACATTGAAATGAAAGAGGAAATGACATTAAAGGAGTTTGTTGAGAACGTAAGTAAGCAATCTTCATTTGGATCGCTTGGCGTGATTTCAAAGCTTATTGAGCTAGAGGCTATAGATAACTATCTGAACATGATGTGGGGCGTTGAGCTTGATATTAAGGTCAAGGTTACTGAAAAGCGTGAAGGTAGGTTTTACGGCAAGTCTGCTATTGAGGCGGTAGACAAAGAAGCGCCTGAAAAGAAATAGCCATGAACGAAGAACTTACTAAGATCGCCCAAGACCTTCAAGCGGGAAATCTCTCACCCCATATCCTCGCAGAGTACAAAGTGAAGATAGCAGGGTGGTACTCCTTCTACTCAGAGAAGGCTGAGAACATCATGGCGCGCCGCCCTGTGGTGTGGAATGAACTCAGGGAGGCAGTAAAGAGCGATAAGAGCGCAGATAGGGCATATGAAGGTACAGAGGACGGTATAGAGCTTATGAGACTGACTATGCTCCTTAAAAGACTAGACAAGATGACCTCCTCTATCTCATCACTTTTGAGGTTAAAGGAGCTAGAAGCAAGAAATATATGAAGCCAAAATCAGCAATAGCTAAAGGAAAGGTGCTCGAAGACTACGTGGCCTCTCAAATTAGAGAAAAGGGTCTTGATCTCAAGGCGTACCGCGCACACGGCAGCGGAAATGGCACCACCGAGAAGGCAGACATATGGACTTCCATGATGGTCTTGGGCCAAAACGTAGGGTTCGAGTGCAAGAACCACGCCAAACTCTGCATTCCCGAGTGGTGGAAGCAGACGAAAAAACTCATGTCCCTAGGGAGAGAGCCTGTCTTGGTCTTTAGGCAAACAAATGAACCTATGGGCGAGACGAAGGTAGTGATATACCTCGACACTTTCCTTGAAATGGCGCGGGAGATTAAGAGGCTAGAGGAACTAGTACTGAAATGAGCCACAGACCCATATACCAGATAGAGGAGGAAAGGAGTCACATGAGGTTCTCCATTCAGAGGTTAATGGACGACTACATGAACCTCACAGAAGAACTTGAAAGGGCACAGGCATGGCGGGACTTCATCAATGGGGAAGACCAAAGATGTTACAGATGCGGGGGATTATTAGGAAAACGGCGCGTCGGAGGGACAAAATGGCTATGCCCTAACTGTAAGAAGAAATGAACCTCTACAGATTCAAGATTATAAACGGCCAGGCAGTACTGGTAGAGCAGACAGAGGAAAAGGAAATTATTTTACCAACCGAGGACTAGATACAAAGTAAATGAAAGACATAATTTGTGACAAAGAGGGTTGCGGTGTAGTGATAGGGCGTATTAATGGAAACGACAGGCCGCGATATTTCGAGGGTACTAACCAGGTTGGGCACAATTCCTATTGTTCAGAGGAGCACCTTTTGAGTGAGTGGCGGCGCGATGATGAGAGAGGTATTTACGTTAAAACCTCCTAGCCATGTCTCTACTAGAACAGTACAAGAAGCAGGAAGCGGAGTTTGATAAGGAATTTATACCTTCAGTTGAGGAGGCTAACACTCCTCTGAGGAAAGCAATTAGAAGCTATATGTTGGACGTAAAGTCCTCTAGCCGCTCCCTGGTGGTATCCCTCTTAGAAGGACTTGCAGTGGAGTGTGAGTGGAGGAAGATAAAACCGCAATGGACAAAACAAGTATTGACCGGACAGGGCGAAGGATATAACGAAGCCCTCACTGATTTGGCCTTCTACCTCAGAGAGCAGGCTAGTGAGATAAAGAAACTACAATGAAAAACGCTATACAACTCGCTGTTAAGGGAGGATACAGGCCATTTAAAACGATAGAAATCAACGGTGATGGCCAGTGGGTGAAGACAGACTTCGAAAGGTGGGGCTATGTTCCGCCAGGTCTAGATAATTCAGTAGCGACATTGAACATCTACAAATCGCTTCTCGACCCTCTCTTCTGGTCGGCGCTTGGTAAGTCTCTAGAACTAGACGGAAGCACTTATCGTTGGCAAAAAGAAGGTGAAGAGAAGTGGCTTACTCTGTGGATTAGATTCACTTACCACCTTGCAGAAGGCAAAGACCCTGAATCATTCTTTAACACTCTCTTGCAATGAACAAACTACTGAAGGCCGCGCAAAATCATCCCGTACGCAGTGGTAGTGGAATTACATCCATAACTGACGATCATATCGAAGTGACGTTTGCCTATCTTAAGGGAACTATCACGCTCACGCAGGCGGCGTTTGGTTTTGGACACAAAGAACCTGGCAATGCTACATACGCAGTAATTGTCAGAAGTATCAAGAAAGCGTGTGAAAAAGGATTACTCAAGATTCCTAACTCGAAGTCATGAACAATTCAACAGAGAGTAAGTGCTGTGAGAAGTGTAAGTGTGATGGCTTCACGATGTGGAAAGGCAATGCACGCGAAATGACAGCCAATCATGGCTGTACTTGCGATTGCCACTCCCCTATAAGGGAAGAGAGCTGGGCCGAAGAGGATATTGAGAGTCTGTTTAGTAGGCTTGAGGGGCATTTTTCCGAGATGCAACGCACTAGAACTGGGTGGTACGTCTATGCTCGCTCACGGGGAAAGGGATTAGGCAGGCCGCGCGCCAATGGTGCAACCCCTAAAGAAGCTCTGTACAACCTTTGTGTGCTCTTAGAGATTATCCATAACAAGAAGTAACATGGCCCTCCAAAAAGCAATGGTTTCTAGCAAGACAAATGAGTGGTCTACTCCGCAGGACTTCTTCGACGCTCTTAATGAGGAATTTCACTTCTCACTCGACCCATGTGCTACACACGAAAACAAAAAGTGTTCTACCTACTATACGCTCGAAGATGATGGTCTAAGCAAGGATTGGTCTGGCCACAGCGTGTTCATGAACCCTCCCTATGGAGGGCATACTGGAAAGTGGATAGAGAAAGCATGGAGCGAGAGTCTCAAGGGGGCCGTGGTGGTATGTCTCATCGTTTCTTCCACAGATCGAAGTTATTGGCATGAGTATATATTTCCTTATGCCTCACAAATACGATTCATTCGCGGTCGTCTAAAATTTGGAGGAGTGAAGAGTACTGCTCCATTCGCCTCAGCGCTGGTGGTATTCGATAACTCAGTTCCATTAGAAAAGTTCAAAGACTATAACCATCGAGTAAAATTTAAACCGATTAAAACTATTCATTCATAACCATGTCTACACCTACATCACAACTAAGAGAGACCCTTATAAAGCAGATGACAGATCGTTTCCTTGGATGGAAGCTACCCGACACCTTTTCTCCTGACGCTGGTATAAGCTTCACCAAGGTATACAACGAGCAATCGCCAATGGGCCCCTCGGCACATACGCCAACAGGTACCAATCTCTTCACGGCAACAGAAGCCGAGGAAATGGTGCGCTACATGTTAGAAGGCACTGATCTCGCCTCTGAGGTCGCTAGAGCTAGGGAAGCCGATATGAAGTTGATTAAATGGCTTTTAAGCGATGACACAGGCCTTTCAAGCATGAGCCTAGTAGAGCATATGCTTGGTCTCGAAGTAACTGGCCGCGCCCCAAGCGATAAATGGGATCGCGCTCGATGCGTTAGGCTCCTCAGATTAATGCCTGAATGGATAGACAGGCTCGCTGAAATGAAGCAATACTCTGGCTGGCAAGACCAAGTTGGCCTCATTGCAGAAGAATTGCTCTCCACCCCCTCTACTACAGATAAGCCAAACCAATGAATAACATATTTATCCTAATAATCCCGCTGGCGATAGTGTTGGTAATAGCAGTACTGCTTGCCTTTGCGGACTCTGAAGAAGATGAAGAAGAAGAGGAGGTAACTCAGAGACCAATTCGCTATATCTGTGCCCGCTGCCGAACATATAAACCTTCATGGCATTTTGGCTTTGGAAATACTTGCATTGCCTGTGATCAGGAGTTAAGCAAACTCCAATATGATAGGAGGTTTATTAATAAAGATAACCATGAAAACGAGAAGAACTAAGTCAAAGCGGGCCGTGAAGCGCGGCGAGCGTCATGGTTACTATACAGAGGGTAAAATGCGCCGCGAAGTTGAAGAGTCGAAGATTATCAAGAAAGAAATAACCAATTCCTAACCTACTATGTCTACCAAGAAAGAGACGATAAAAGATTTCGCCCTGCGGTTGTCTGTGGCTTTATTGTATGTAATAGCCGCAGTCAGCTTCGCAGAGGGGCTTAACTTCCTTGTTAATGTGTTCACTAATCGCTTATGTAACTAGTCTATGTCTACCAAGAAAACAAGGAAGGAGAGGGATTTGGTGGTAAGGCGAAACTATAGCTTTTGGAAGCATCCTATTAAGTGGTGGAAAGACCGTAAGAAGATTACCCTGATGAACTTCTGGGTAAATAAAATGTGGGAAAACGGCATGAGAGAAGAGGTGGAATTAATGGACTTGGACTTAATGATGTTCGGGGCGGCCTTCATGGATAAAAACGGGGCAAGAGTAGACCCAAGGCAATTCCAGCCCTCCAAGAAGAAGGTATCTAAGAGGAAGAAATGAAGTACTTCTCATTATTTAGCGGAATAGGTGGGTTTGAACTGGCTCTAGCAAATCACGAATGTGTCGGTTACTCAGAAGTAGAGCCGAACGCAATAAAAGTATATGAAAAACACTTCCCAAATCATAAAAACTACGGAGACATTACAAAAATCGATGAATCTGCACTCCCAAATTTTGAAATTCTTGTTGGCGGGTTCCCTTGCCAGTCATTCTCCATCGCTGGGAACAGAGGAGGTTTTATGGATACAAGAGGCACCTTATTCTTCGACGTGGCGAAAATTATCAAAGCTAAACAGCCCAAAATTGTTTTGCTTGAAAACGTTAAAGGACTCCTTAGCCACGACGGAGGAAATACCTTTGAGACAATCATCACAACGCTGGATGAATTGGGGTATGACACGGAGTGGGGTGTGTTTGACGGGACAGATTTCGGCGCTGGGCAAAGACCACGAGTGTTTATCTATGCTTCACACAGGGACAAAACGGCTAATGATAGGAAAGGGGCCGAGCAAGCCCCACCGCTATACACTTGCCTCAGCCAGAGGACACGAATTACAGCTGGTGCCCTACAAGAAGCTGGGAGAAGTGCCGCCAGAATTATACGAACATTTGCAGTCCTTCCCGATTGGTTGGACAGCTGGGATGCCATCTACGATAAGGAAAGCGAAACTCGGTAATGCGGTTCAGCCAAAAGTAGCAAAAGCCATCATCAATAGCATAATCAACTAACATGTCAGACCAAGAGAAGCTAATAGCGGAACTTAGAAGTTATATGGATAAGCGGCATTTTCCGCTATTAGAACCCAGGCTGGAAGACGTAATAATTTCTTTCATAGCCGAGAGAGATGCAAAGCTGAAGGAGAAAATTGAGAAATTAATAGACGAAAACGATGACGGCATGTGGAGTGGAAGGGAAACCGCAGACACCATCCTTGATTTTCTCTTTAACACAGAAAGCTATGAGTAACTCTCAAGAGAGCAAGTGTGAAAAGAACTGCCCGGATTTCAGTGGTATGAAGACGCTGCACAAAGAACAGTGTGACTGCTCCTGTCACCGCCCCGCCCACAGTACAGAGGAGCCAAACTACATGCAAATGCGCGCTGATAACGGAAGGAAAGCTATGATAGAGCAACAAAAGACAGACGAAGCACTCCACGACTTACGTTCTCGGGAGCTACAGACAGAAGATTGGGAGAAGGAGTTTGATGGGAAGTACCAACTTGGCTGCATGGAAGAATACGAAATCTTTGATGGATGGACGACGAGTTGCCGCGCACACGAGGAAATAAAGAGCTACATAAGGTCGTTGCTCTCTAAGACAAGAAGGGAAGCATATAGTAGCGGGGCAATGAGCATTATTTCGGCACTAGGAGGACAAAGCGCTTCATTAGATAAACAACTTGCCGCTTTATCTACCCACATCCTCTCCTCCCGTCTAGAAGAGGATAAATAATATGGAAGAAATAATACATTACGACTATAGGTGGTATATCAGGAGCTTTCACATCCATCCCAAACACCTACAAATACATATCTGCGCTAGTGAAAAATGCATGGGAAGTGGAAAGTTCATAAAGAGGGAGGAATCACAGGCGATCTGCGCTATTTGCAGGTCTTTTTACTTCCCAGATATACGAAAATAGATTGACTTCCGTAGTTTATCTACGTAGTTATTAAGCCATAAATCGAAAATGATTCGTAATGGCTGGTGTAACTAAGAACAATAAACTTTTGGCGGCAAATGTTCGGAGCTTGGCTCTTGAGCAGATTATTGCCGGTCTTAATGGAGATGATGAGAACTTTAGAAAACAGCTCCTCTTAAAACTTGCGGGAGCAGTATTGCCACGCCTGAATGAACATACAGGCGAAGACGGAGAACCTATCAAATATAACCTCGTAAATTATGGACAGCTTGGAGATACCATACCGCTTCAAACCGCGCCCATACCAACTGGAGATACTACAAGCTCCACAGAGGTTCAAGATAGCGGTAATTCATCGTCGGGCGGGGAAGTCAAAGACGGCACTGAACCAACAGATTAGCCGGGCGCTCTATAAAAAGGGAGTTTACTACTACTTTCTTCCTACCTATAGGCAAGCCAAGTCGGTTATATGGGACGCTCTCATTAAAGAGCATATCCCACTTGAGGTTATAGATAAGATTAACGATTCAGAGCTAGCGGTTTACTATAAAAATGGCTCTATACAGCGCTTTGCTGGGTGTGAGGATGTAGACAAACATAGAGGTATTAACCCGATAGATGTGGTGTTTGATGAGTACTCTGAGATGCCTGAACAGATATGGACGGCCATCATTCAGCCTGTATTGAGAGAGAACCATGGGACCGCCACCTTTATCTTTACCCCCAAAGGTAAGAACCACTCTTGGAAGCTCATACAAATGGCACGGGACAATCCCGTCGAATGGTTCGTAACGATTAAGAGCACGAAGGAAACAGGTGTGTTTGCAGAGAGCGAGCTTGCAGAAATAAGGCGCAACACCCCCCAGGCGCTCTACGAACAGGAATATCTTTGTTCTTTTATTGAAGGAGCAGGGCAGTACTTCAGGAGAATACGCCAGAATGCCTATCCCAAAGACACCCCGCTTACACCTGATGGGGAATATCAGCTTGGTGTAGACCTTGCAAAGTATCAGGACTGGACGGTGCTTACGCCTTTTAACTTAAATCTCTTTGTGGCATACCCGCAGGAACGCTTTAACCAAGTGGATTGGAACCTACAGAAAGCTCGTATAGAGGCAATGGCCCGCAGGCACAATGATGCTCTGGTATGGCCCGATGCCACAGGAGTGGGTGATCCTGTTGTGGAGGACTTAAAAGCTAGGGGGCTGCGCATCGGCGGAGAGAATCAGGAGGGCTTTAAGTTCACTGAAACATCGAGGCAGAACCTGCTTAACAATCTCGCACTCCTTTTAGAACAGGACAAGATAAAGATACCTGATGATGAGGGTCTTGTAGCCGAGTTGGAGGCCTTTAGATACGAACTAAGCGAACGAGGGAAGATAAAGGTAACTGTTCCAGATGGCATGACGGACGACAGAGTGATGTCATTGGCCCTGTCGGTGTGGGGTGTAAAAGACCCTATTAGACCAGATATATTCACCCAAACGAGGATAAACCAGAACAGGGCTCGTAATGTCACCTATACATGATTCTCGACCTTACTCAATCAAAGTTGTTTACTGTAGACCCTGATATTCGCTTCAGCAGGGAGTATCTGTTGCCACAAGGCACATGGAAGGAGTTGTGGAGGCGCTACAAGCTCCTTGACTACTCCAATGGGGATCTGCGCGATTATCTATTCGTAAAGCACGCACGCAGGCTTAGTTATAGGTCAATGGACAGGTGGATTCAGCGTAGTGAGATATATATGCTTACGAGACCGGTCTTAGAGCGTGGGGCAAAGATGGTGAACTCAGAGATATTTGGTGCCTACGAACAGTATGTAATGGATGAACTCACTAAACAGCTCAGAAATGGTGGCACTGCCAGCAGTAGAATAATCATATAGTTAGCCATATTTCTACCATAGATGGCATATAGACCACTGCGTTTATGCAGTGTACATACTATGTGCGGTAATGAATCCGCAACAGCCGAACTCGCAACCGATACTACCTCCGTCGTCCATCTTCGCGCAGATACGCTATGAGACAGACCAGTTCCTCTATAACTTTATTTCTCCTGTTCCCGGGTATGCCTTCAATCAGTACCAAACATTAAAGCGTATCTTCCTGTACCTCTCTAACCGCTATGAGAATGGCGCGTTTTACCTTGGTAGAGAAAAGCTTTTCTTTAATATTGTGACACCGGCAGTGGAAGTGGCGACAAAGATGCTCAACGTCGATACAAAGGATATTAGGCTTATCCCCACAAACCCAGAGTCCTATTTCCCGACATATCTTCTCGAAAAAGAACTGCGAATGTGGCTCAAGACCTCCGAAATGGGTCGCGTTCTCAACCAAATCGCTGAGGAAGCGCCTCGATATGGATCGGTGCTCTTGGAGAAGACTAAGGATGGGGCACGAGTCTGTGACCTCAGAAGGACAATGCTTGATCCGTCTGTTGATAACGCTAAGGATTCTCGCTTCATCACTACGGTGCATTACATGTCTGACGACGAGCTCAGAAAGACAGGTTGGAAGGACGTGGATGTGGCTATTGCGCGCTTCGGCAACACTCAAGCGGCTCAGGCGTTCGAGGATAACTCGGGCAACCTCAATGTCATGCGGTCTTCACCTCAAGTGAAGGTCTACAAGCGTTACGGCGAAGTGCCGGAAATGTGGCTCAAGGGTGGCAGCTCGACCAAAATGGTGCGGTCTTTGTTCATTGTTGCAGGGCCTGATTTCCTTCAGAGGAATGCTCAGGGGCAGGTAACAGGAGAAATGGGCGTGGTTCTCTTTAAGTCTGAGTGGAAGGGAGAATACCCATTCAAGGACTTTCACTACACCAAGATCAAAGGCAGGTGGCTTGGTATGGGTGTCGTTGAGACCCTATTCGATGTACAGACCCGCGTAAACGAGCTCAAGAACCAGAAGCGCCTTTCAATGGAGCTTTCCACGCTTCATCTATTTCAAACAAAGGATAAGCAACTTGTACGCAATGTCCTTACAGACCTAGAAAACGGAGACATTGTGTTCTCCCCTAACGGTATCGAGCCGGTCTCGAACGAGGAAAGAAACCTCCCTGCATTCGAACAAGAGGAGGAAAGCTACGGACAGCAGGTGGAAAAGCTTACTTTCTCATACGAGGCGATCAGAGGCGATACCCCTCCTTCCTCAACACCGCTCGGCGCTACGCAGATTGCCGTCGCCCAAGCTACCTCAGTGTACGGCTTCAAGAGACAGAACCTATCTATCTTCCTTCGCTCGTTCTTCAACGACCTTGTAATGCCTCAGTTGCTCAGAGATTTGACCCCTGAGCACATCATGCGCTTCACGGGCTCTTCACAGGAACTCGACAAGCTCGATGAGGCAGCGGCAGAAGTGCATGTGAACGATGTAATTAAGAAGAAAGTCCTGAGCGGCCAGAGGGTGGACCTTGAGTTCCAAGAGCTAGTGAAGCAGGACGCTATAAAGGCCTATAGGAAGCTCGGTGGAAATAGGTTCTTAAAAATTAAGGAAGCCTTCTATAAGGACGCAGAGTATGAATTTGATTTCAATATTGATAACGAAGCTCTTGACCCTAACAAGATGATCGGTGGTATTCAGTTCCTCTTCGGTCTGTTGCAGAACCCGGCCGTGCTCCAAGACCCTAGACTCAAGCTTCTCTTCAACCAGGCAGCCGAGCAGTTCGGTATCTCCCCGGCAGAGCTTGAGTTCGCAGACCAGCAGGCCACCCAGATGACCAATAACGGCCAACTTCCGACACTTGCTCAGGGGCAACCCGGCCAGGGAGGGCCGCCCCAAGCTAAAAGTCCCCAGGCCCCAGAGCCAGCATTATCAACTAATCAATAAAACATGAAATATAACCAAGACTTGAACGGCAGCAACGACAAGCCATTCCCGCAGATCGGGAACTTCGTTGTTGACGCCGAAATGGCCTCACTTGGCGAAGGACGTATTGTCACCCCGAGCACAGACCACGGCAATGTTGCAAATCATTTCGGGCAGGTGAAGTACGCACGCCGAGAAGGTGCGGTCTCTATCTACAAAGACGAGACAAGGAACACTGCAAATGACAACGCCGCAAGCAAGAAAGCAGAATCGTCTTGTGCCGGCGATGAGACCGAGGAATCACAGGGAATCTAATGAAGCAAGTACCTACCAGATTTTTGCAAGACCCAGACTGGTATCAGGTCGAAGAGCTCGTATTGGAGTTCATCAATCCACTACTCGATCTCTCGACAGTCGATATGACCCAGCCAGCGGAACACGTCAAAGCAGAGATTCTAGGAAGAAAGATGTCCTATGACGCCCTTATAGGCCTCACAAGGGCATCAGGGATGGTACGAGCGGGGAAGTTACCAGAAAACAAAGAAAACATATTCAAATGAACCCAGAACGAGAAAACATAACGGTAGGCACCCCAACTATGGGTGATCCTACTGTGAACCACATTAAGAATACCGCCCTCGATGCGAATGCACCTATACAGGGCGGGGCAGCCTCGATCGGTACTGACTACGCCTTCGGAGGTCAGACCAAGAGTGCTAGCACATCAGGCCCAACTGGTTTGGTAGAAACTACAGCATCAACTGAGAACCTTTCCGCAAAGTATAAGTACCCGAATGTAAGTCAGGACACTGTGTCTCAGGATATGGTGGCTAAGCCGGGAAGCTCTATCTAATGTCGAATAACAGAGAGTCATCAAATCCTCATTCCCCGACGATGGCAAACGACAAGGGGGTGGAAATACTGCAGATCGTAATTGACTGGTACAGGGGGAACAGAAACTCCTTCACTTCGGCGCAGGCGACAACAATTGGCACGGAGATTGCAAATGTGCTCAACAACACGACGAAGGTGTAGATTCTTGAGGGCTTAGCGCAGGGCCACCTCCTCTAAAAAGCCAGCGCATGTGAAGGAAAACACTCTAAACCACCTAATCTATAGCTTATATGGATGAGAACGGAAATGTGATCGACGACACTTCAAACGTCGGGGTTCCTGCCACCGAAACGGCAGAAGAAAAGGCGGCTAGGCTCGAAGAGGCTAACAAAAAGCTCTTCGCCCGCGCCAAGACAGCAGAAGCGGAAGCTAAAGCTCTCAAGGAGAAAGCACCCATTAGTGAGCAGGTGGCTCCAAAACCATCGGACATTCTAAAGGCAGATGAGTTCAAGCTTTACCGCCAAGGCTACACTGAGGCTGAAATAGACCTCATTATGCACAACGGCGGAGCGAAGATTCTTGAGGATAAGACCAATCCTCTCGTACTCGGCCTACAGGCTGCAAAAGAGCAGCGTGGCGCAGAAGACGCAGCGAACTCTGTCCGCGACTCATCTGGACTTTCGGAAATTGAACGAAAGTACACCGAGCAGGATATGAGAAACATGAAGCCCGATGAATTGGCACAGCTTATCGGACACGCTGATAAGTAAACCTGCTCTCGTTCCTAACAATTAATTAACATGGCATCAAGCGCAGCAGGTCTTATTACACCGGTACAGGTGTATTACGACAAAGTGTTCTTGGATCGCGCAAAGATCGAGCTTAGGCACGATTTCGGCGCACAGGTCAAGAACGTGCCTTTGAACTCTGGTGCAGTGGTTCGTTGGACGAGATTCTCGCCCCTCGCTCTCATTACCTCAGCGCTCTCAGAGGCGACAAATCCTGCAGAAGTAGCAATGACCGCTACTCAGGTATCTGCAACTCTCGCAGAGTACGGCAACGTGACGAACGTTTCCTCTCTCTTCTCGATGACGCAGATCGACGTAGACCTCAAGGAACACGTCGAAGTGCACGGTCAGAATGCAGGTGAATCTATCGACCAGCTCATCCGTAACGAATTGCACTCTGGTGCAACCGCACAGATCGTAGCAGGTGCAGCAACCATTACTGACATCCACCTCACGGACGTTATGACTGGTCTTGAAATCCGCAAGGCGGTTCGTACCCTCAAGCTCAACAAGGCCCAGAGGTTCGAATCCGGCCTCTATCGTGGTATCATTGGCCCTGCATCCTCATACGACCTCTTCGGTAACTCGGAATGGCTCGACGCTCACCGCTACACAACGTCGGACGCTATTGAGCGTGGCGTTGTGGGCAAGCTTCACGGCGTGGAGTTCGTAGAGACTAACAACCAGTATGTCGCCCTCTCAGCGGGCTTCTCTGGTACACCAGTCTCCGCAGCTTCCGCAGGTGTTGCTAACGTCTACTCGACCTTCATCTTCGGTAAGAATGCATACGGTGTTGTGAACCTCGGCTCTATCACGGCCCCTATGGTGATCGTGAAGAACCCAGGTCCGAACGACACCTCGAACCCTCTTAACATGTTCTCAACTGTCGGATGGAAAATGCCGTTCGCAGTCAAGACGCTCAACTCCAACTGGATCATTGAGATTAAGACTTCGACCGCAGGCGCGAATACTGCAACGTTCTAACCTTAGTTCTTGTGTGAAAAGAAGCTCCGCACTTGCGGAGTTTTCTTTATGTACGTATGCTCACTGTAATGCACAAGGTATCTCAGTTAACCCTTCCAAACGGACAGGAAATTGAACTCTATTACCAACACGGCAAGATAGCCTACTCCTTCGATTTCGACGGGAAGCCCTACGGAACGAAAGTAACCCTGCCTGATAGGACTGTGCTGAGCATTGCTACTGCCTGTCTTATGCTCTATACGAACGCACAGGAGACTTATAAGGAGTTATCTAAAGACAAATGAGAACAATACCTGATTTTGAGAACGAGTTGAAGGCCATCAATCCGAACCTTCGCATTGTCCCTAACCCAAACAGGCCGATGCTTGCAAACATAAAGCTCGACGGAGTGGATATCTGTCCTGTGCCGGCCTACGAGATACGAGATATCTTCGATCCTACCTACACAATAGAGCTTCCTAATGGCCGTCTTGCTCCACATAAATCTCGCGCAGAGGCATTGGAGATGGTTAAGCACATACTCGGTGTTGTCGAAAGTAAGGATGGGGCAGACGCCTTCTTTGGACGCAATGGCTACTAAAATGAAAGGAGTGATACTGGCAGGGGGGAAGGGAACAAGGCTTTTGCCCGCAACTAGGGCGATGAATAAGCACCTTATTCCTATTCTGAATAAGCCAATGATCCTCTACCCATTGGCGACGCTCAAGGAAATGGGGATCACTGACATCTTAATAGTGACGGGAGGAAATCATCTAGGCGGCTTCGCTGAGTTGCTCGGCGATGGCTCGGAATACGGAGTCAACCTTACCTACAGGGTACAGGCCGAGGCAGGTGGTATCGCTCAGGCGCTTGCTTTGGCCGAAGGTTTTGTCGAGGACCAGTTTGCCGTTATCCTAGGAGATAACATCTTCGAGTATTCGGTAACCCCTCCCTTCAAGTGCGGAATAGTCCTTAAGCATACCGACGAGGCGACGAGATTCGGTGTTTATCACGAGGCGCACATCATCGAGAAACCGGCAGAACCACTCTCCGACCTCGCAGTTACGGGATTGTATTTCTATACTCCTGAGATATTCACTTTCATTAGAGGCCTTCGACCATCCGCAAGAGGAGAACTAGAGATCACTGATGTGAATAACTGGTGCCTTAAGAACCTCGAAACCACAACAACTATATATGACGGGTTTTGGTCCGATGCAGGTACACCAGAATCTTTGGCCAAAACGATTAACTGGGCAATAAAAAAATGAAAGTTCACCTAGTAAATTACGAGCAGGCATTTAACGACGGCATACTCTCGAAGTTTGCTCGGAGGATGTATGACGAACTTGAGAAGATCAAGGGGATAGAGGTATCTATTGGCAACGTTCCCGACCCGAGTGCTGATGTGAACCACCACATTAACTACCTTCCGTATAAGCACTCGAAGACTATTAACACGCTTATGGTCACCCACATATGGGACGGCTATAAGCTTGATTCGCTCAAGGAGAGCCTTGGCGACCATGACCAGAGCGCTGACATGGGCATCTGCATGTCCTCAGAGCTTCCTAGACAACTCATAAAGAAGGGGATAGACAAGAAAAAGCTCACCTATGTGCTACCGGCACACGATGCAAAGCCACGCAGATTCCAAGTAGTGGCTATTTTAACGAATGTCTACCCAGACGGGTGTAAAAGGGAGGAGATGTTTACCGAACTAGTGAAGACACTCGACCTTAACCAATGGGCCTTTCGTATCATGGGAACGGGCTGGCATGACATCCTAGTTCCTCTGGTTGCCAAGGGTTTGCAGGTGGACTATTTCGCTGAGTTTGATCCCGAGAATCATCAGAGAATCCTCGAATCATCGGATTATTGTCTCTATTTCGGTAAGGACGAGGGTTCGATGGCCATTCTCGATGCCACTAATGCCGGTCTGAAAACTATCTCCACCCCTCAAGGATTCCATCTTGATATTGGACTTGATTATGAGTTTGACACGCAGGAAGAGCTCAACGAAATCTTCAGAAAGCTCTCAGAGAATAGAGTAGGGGACTGGACGTGGAAGAAGTACGCAAAGGAACACGTAAAGATATGGAAAAAGCTACTAAAGTAAATCTCGCTTCTGGGAGGATGTATATGAAAGGATACTTGAACGTGGACAATCTCTCCATGAACCCGGGACAAAAGGTAGATAAGAAAGCTGATGTGCTTAAAGTCAGTTTTAAGGCCTCCCAGTTCAATGAGGTGCTCGTCTGTCACTTTCTTATGTATGTGACACCCAGCGAGGCACGAAAACTCTTTAAGAGATGTTACAAATGGCTCAAGCCTAAAGGAGAGCTAATTATTGAAACTTCAGACGCCTTAAGGATTGCTGAAATGATACTCAGTGACCCAGAACGAGTAGACCAGATGTTCGGCTATGGAGCTACTGCGGGGCACAAGTGGTCTTGGACAGCAAAAACCCTCAAGCCGTTGCTCAAGGAGGCGGGATTTAAGCGAGTCGTTGTTTCGAAAGGCGGCTTACACAACAGACCAGATAGGGACATTACTTTAATTTGTACGAAATGATAGAAATACGAAACAGCAAAGTGTGTGTGATAGGTGGAGCTGGATTCCTCGGCTCTCATCTCGTAGACCACCTCATAGATGATAGGAACTGCGATGTTTTGGTGCTTGATAACCTCATCTCAGGCCATAAGAAGTTTGTTCATCCTAAAGCTAAGTTTGAATGGTTTGATATTACCGGTTCAGAAGACCAGTTAAGAAAGATATTTGAACATCATGGCACGGAGTTTGTCTTTAATTACGCCGCCGAGCCGTATATCCCAGTGTCGTTTGAGCGCCCACTGCATGTCTTTAACATCAACGCTTTCGGGGCACTGAAAGTGATGAACGCCGCGCAGGATGCAGGAGTAAAGGGCATCCTACAAGTTTCGAGCGCAGAGATATATGGCAATGTAGACGGAAAGATTAACGAGGATGCCCAAGTACACCCGCACTCAACCTACGGAGTGGCAAAGGCTGCTATAGACTACGCCGTGCAAGCACGTTGGCGCGAGGCGGGAACACCCGTTATAGCAATGCGTCAGTTCAATTGCCTCGGTGAGCGCGAGACACATGAGTACGTCGTACCAGTCATCATCGAACAGCTTGCTAAAGGGTCAAAGATAAAACTTGGTAATAACTCATTTAGAGACTTTCAGTATGCAGGGGATGCCGTACGGATGGCCGTGGAGCTTTTAGAGAAGGGGCAGTTTGGCGAAGTATACAACATGGGAAGCGAGGATGGCGTAACCATCTACGAACTCGCCAAGATGATCGGCAACATCATGGACACTGAGGTGGACATTGAGGTAGACCCGGCGAGAGTACGCCCGTGGGAGATATGGCACCTGCAGTCTGACAACGCGAAGCTCTACTCGGTCATAGAGACAAGACCTAAGACCACACTCGAACAAGCTCTCAAGAAGACTATCGATTACTACTACGAGAATGGATGCAGATGGGACTATGGAACCTTATAAACTCTTAGAAAAAGAATATGCAAAGTTTACAGGCGCTAAATATGCGGTGTCATGTAATTCTGGTACGTCGGCTTTGCACCTTGCACTCTTGGCTCTTGGCATCGGCTCAGGAGACGAAGTCATCATACCCGACTTCACAATGGCTGCGTGTGGCTTCGCTGTTTCGTATACTGGCGCTACTCCCGTTTTTGTTGATTGTGACGACACTCTGTGTATTGATCCCAAGCTCATCGAAGCCAAAATAACGGCTAAAACTAAAGCTATTATGGCGGTGCATATCTACGGCCGCCTGTGCAATATGAAGGAGATAATGCGGATCGCCAAGAAACATAGGTTAAAGGTCATTGAGGATGCTTGTGAGGCTCAGGGTGCTGTGTACAAGTCCAAGGCCGACATTACCTGCTATTCCTTCTATGAAAACAAGATAATTCATGCCGAAGAGGGAGGTATCGCCACAACAGACAATAGGAAGTACGCCGAGAGAATGAATTACCTCAAGAACATGGCGTTCGGCACCAAGCATGACTATTACCACGAGGAGATAGGCTTCAACTACAGGATGCCCAACTCTCAAGCGAAATTAGCTCTCAAGAGCTTAAAGAATTACCCAAAGGAAAACAGCCGGCGGAGGAGAATTGAAAGGGAGGAGTACGGGAAGAATTGGCTTGATGCGGTGTGGGTTTTGCCATTTCCGATGGATGGTGGCGATAGGAAGTTCTTTAAGCCGCTCTCTACCTTTCCTATGTACGGAGGAAAATGTCAGTCACCTAAAGCCCTACATTACTCTAAGTACACATATAAAAGGATATGATACTTGTAACCGGACACTTAGGATTCATAGGGAAGCATCTCACTAAGGCACTCGATGAGAGAGGGCTAGAATGGAGGGGTTTTGACCTACGAGAAGGCCATGACATCCGAGATAAGGCGACTTGCGAGGAGAAACTTAAAGATATAGATACTGTCGTGCATCTCGCAGCTCTCGCGGGTGTTGGAGGAGGCCAGAAAGACCCAGATGCCTACATCCTGACCAATACCATTGGCACGCTCAACCTTCTCAAAACTGGCCCTAAGCACTTTATATTCTTCTCTTCGGCATCCGTGTACGGCGATCAAAACCCACCAAACTCTGAAGTAACGCCTACCGAACCGACTTCGCTCTATGGTATGACAAAACTTACTGGCGAAATGCTCGTGAAAATGTCTGGTATTCCTTACACCATAGTTCGCCCATTTAACGTCTACGGAGAAAACGGTAGGAAAGAACAAGTGATATACAAGTGGGCTGAACAATCTAGGGTCGGGCCGATAGAGATTAGAGGAGACGGGAACTCAAAGCGAGGCTATACATATGTCGGCGATCTCGTAGATGGAATTATCAACGTCATTGAGAAGCGACCCACTAACGACACCTACAACTTCGGAAGTGAGATGCCGGTGTCTCTTAACGAAGTGGCTAATCTCTTTGATGTTGAGAAGAAATATGTCGAGATGCCTAGTAATGAAATAAAAGAATCATGGGCCGATAGCTTCAAGGCTCAAGAGATGTTCGGGTTTTCTCCTAAAACAATATTTGCGGACAAGGCTAAAGAAATACTTGCAACACTAAGATGAAGAAAAAACCACTAGAGAAAAGGTATATTGTGAGGAAGTACATTATGGCTGTAAGTGCCAAACAGGCTATCAAATTAGATAAGAAGTTTGAGCCAGATGATGCATGGCTAGATGACAAATGGATAGAGCAACAAAGTAAAGATAACGCACCCGCTATAGGCTTTAGTATGGAAAGAAACTATGACTATTAGTCTCTACACAGTCATTACAGGAGGAAAAGACAAGCCAGTAGCACAAAATTGGCCTATTAAGGTGTTTGAGGACGCCTATGATAAGTTCAAAGACCCTCGCAGGAACTCGCGCATCCAAAAGATTCTCTCTCACAAATACTTCGACGATGAGTATACCATCTACATTGATGGGAATATGAAACTCCTTATCTCCCCAGAGGAGATAATTAAGCGGTATATGAAGGGGTACGATATGGCTTTATTTAGTCACGGAGTAAGAGATTGTGTATATGATGAGGCAATGGAGGTCGCCAAGCTTGGCCTAGACAATGTAGAAACTATCATCGAACAGGCTAAATACTACGAAGATCACCACTATGGAAAGAAGAAGGGCCTTTTACAAGGCGGATTCATCGTACGTAGGAATAATGCACGCACTCAGGCATTTAACGAGGCTTGGTGGGCAGACTTTTGCAGGTTCTCACGCAGAGATCAGTTATCCCTTATGCCTGCTGTAGATAAAGCGGGTGTAGTAGTGAACGAGATACGTGATTATTGGGCCGAAGATGGTAAGGGGAGGGCTTGGTTTGGAGATATTGTGGAAATGTACCTCCACCAGAACTTCGAAGGTAATTTTAATGAAAAGAAATGAAAATACTATTTTATAGAAACGACTGGAACGCCAATGTAAACCGCCGAATGGAAGATGGATATGGTGGAGTGGGGTATTATCGCATCATAAATCCTTCGAAGTTCATCAAAGGTCACGAAGTAGAAGTAGTAGGTACAGGGCTTGGCAAAAAGGGAGAATCCCAAGAACAGAAATGGTCGAGAATATTCAAAGAGAATGATGTGTTTTGGACTACCTACTTTTACGATGCAGAGGAGGCGTCGTGCATGTTTTACCACAGAGACAAGTACAAGAAAAAGGTGGTCGTAGACCTTGATGATGACTACTTATCGATTCTCCCTTCACACCCACTTTACGACGTAATGAAGGAGACGAAGAAAAATCGCGCTATCACCTCTACGATTCTGTCATTTGCCGATGTTATCACTGTATCCACCGAACCTCTCAAACAGATGCTTCATGCTCATATGAAGAAAGTCCATGGGCTCGATAAAAAGATAGTGGTCGTACCAAACATGAACGACAAACGAGACTGGAACTACAAAGCTACGGCTAAGAATAAGGATAAAGTAGTGATTGGCTACTCGGGATCAAACTCCCATCAAGACGACCTTGCGATGTTACTCCCTCATATTGCGAAGATAATGGACAAATACCCACATGTGTATTTCGAGAGCATGGGCGCAATAGGAAATAAAGACCTAGCCCTATTTAGCTGTTTCTCTGATGATGCCAAAAGACGCTCCGATCTATTGCCTTCGACATGGACATTCAGAGAATACCCTAAACACCTCGCTGGCATGAAATGGGACATCGGTGTCGCTCCGCTCGTAGACAGCGCTTTCACACGTTCGAAGTCGCACATTAAGTTCATGGAATACTCGATGTACAAGATACCCACTGTAGCCTCAAGGGTATACCCGTACTATGTGCCTTGTTTTGGTAAAGAAGTCATCACCAACGATAAAACTGGTTTGCTTGTGAGCCCCGATGAATGGGAATCGGCACTTGAAGAGCTAATACTTAATGCAGACAAGCGTAGAGAACTAGGCGAAGCCGCCTATAAACACGTCACAGAGAATTGGCAGTACGACGACGAGTTCAATGACAGACTTAACTCTGTGCTTAGTTAGCAGAGTAGAGCACACCTGAGCTTGGACACTCTGTACCAACAGTGACAGTCTGTGAGAAAGAACCGAGATTGTTGCCGTTCACATCGTAGGCAGTGCCGGAAATGTGGTAGTCACCAGGTACGTTTTCTAGGTAGATGTCTTGGTATTTTGAAGGATAGCTCCTCTTCGTTTGTACACGAGTCACCATTGGGGGACGGCCTGCGATTACCAGAGAGCCGTTCACTACAATTCTCTGGTAATCATCAAACGAGAAATCCAATTTGTTCCACTGACTTGTAGAAACTATCGGGATTTCTATCTCAGAATCATAACCCTCTGTTCCAGGTTGCGGACAGGTAATTGCACCGAGTGAAATAGTGAACGGGTTTTGAGCGACTGTATCCGCTCCACCTATACTATTGGTGCTTGGTGCAGTGACCGCCTGGGGTGATTGCTGGGCAATAATTTGGTTAATCTGGGCCTGCAATGATGCGATCATCTGAGTTAAAAGCGCAATAAGGGTATTTTTGATATCGTCAATCTGAGCCGAAGTCGCGGGGGAAGTATCTACAGTCTGGGCCATCGACAGACTGGGAAAGAGTACCGATCCCAAAATAAGGCCAGAAATAAGGTTTTTTTTCATATATGTGAAGTTGTTGCTGGTTAAGCCCAAGAGGGCCTTCCTTGACCCTATACCAATTAAAAACTATTGCAAGCATGCTGTCCCCAGATGGCAACCCTAAAGGATAAAGCACGGCCATAAATAAGGGTATTTCTAGCCTTTAGTGACAACAGATCCCGCTGATTTGTGCAGTGTATGTAGTTTTGTGGGTAATGAGTCTCCAATTCAGCGATACGAGCACAAAAAACGGACTAATACAGGAATGTGAGCAGATTATCTTTGGAGATAGTGGGTATGGACGTATATCCGGCGACACAAACCTTCTCGCTACCTTCACTCGCCTTCTTAATGAAGCGCTCAACAGTGTTGCTTCCCTCATCATGCAGACAGATGGTCGCTGGCAGTGGGATGACAACAACAATACTGACTACCCGATTGCTACGGCGAACCTTGTTACGACCCTGGGTTCTGAACAGCAGGACTACAGTTTTCCCGTCACTTTCCTAAAGATTCTCAGAGTAGAGGTGCTTGATGCAGCAGGGAACTGGAACAAGCTTAAGCCAATTGACCAGGCGGATATCTATGACCAGTCTCTCACCGATTTTCTCAAAACAGCCGGCCTGCCCATGTACTACGATGCCCAGGCAAACAGCGTGTTCCTCTATCCTAAGCCCCTGGCGACCTCGGTAACCTCTACCAATGGCCTAAAAGTTTGGTTCCAGCGCCCACCTTCATATTTCACATCCTCAGACACGACTAAAGTGCCTGGTTTCAACTCGCTCCACCACCGCCTTGTGGCCCTCAGAGCTGCCAAAGACTACGCCCTAGCAAACTCTTTACCTGTAGCCGGTGGGGTGATGAGGGGAGGTTTTAAGACTGGCCTATTGGCGATGATCGACGAGGCGGAGCAAAGGCTTATCGATGACTACACGCTAAGGGAGAAGGACGACCATGTGCGCCTATCAACAAAGAAATATAACTTCAGATGAAAGCAATTAAGGTACAGGGATTCGTAACGCTTGAATGCCGAGACAAAAACGGCAATTTGAGATGGAGGAAGAAAGTGCGCAATGGTATTACAAACGCCGGTTTTGCTGCTCTCGCTGGATTGGCTGGCAATACTGGTGCGGTAACAGCATTTACATATTTAGCTGTTGGAACCTCTAACACAGCGTTCTCGGCAGCACAGACAACGCTTGTAGCGGAAATCGTAGATACAGGCCTTGCGCGTGCGGCAGCAACCGTATCACGGGTCACTACGACACAGACAAACGATACCCTTCAGCTTACCTATACCTGGTCTGCATCAGGAGCAAAAGCGATTGAGGAGATTGGGATATTTAATGCATCTTCATCTGGCACCATGCTAGGACGTGCTCTGACCACGACGAAGACCGTAAATAATCAGGAAACATTAACGATGACTTATAAGGTTAAGTTCTCCTAGCATGGCAGGCGTCACTTTCGACCAAGGTACTCAAATAACGATAACCAACCCTTCTTCATCGGGTACGGTTACGCTTACCTTGAGCGCAGGTGCACAACTCTACGCTGCTATTAAGAACACAAGCTCTCAGACCGTCTCAGCCATCACCTTCGACTCTGTCGCCCTCACGCTCTTCAACACCTACAACACTTATCCTGTATATAGGCTTACAAATCCCACGACGGGTTCTGCAAAGACTTTCTCGGTTACGATGAACACGAATGTTGGAGCAGGAACCATCGTGGAGGTGGCTATATGGTCTGTTACAGGAAATGACACAACTAACCCTGTAAATGCCTCTGGTTCTGGCTCGGGTGGGTCTACACAGACAATCAACATTACTCCAACAGTAGCGAACTCGCTTCTTATCTCAATGGCGTATGCGGCGAGCATCTCTTCACCAACCATTGGGGGTTCTCAGACTTCGTTTGCTTCGGGTAACAGAGGCGCTGGTACTGATGAATTCAGGGGTACATATAAGAAGGTATCTGTCATACAGGCTGAAACTATGACGTACGGACAGTCTGGCGGCGGGTCGTGGTCTGACGGCTTTGCTATTGCAATGAGCCCGATCAATACCTCTGTGACAGTTTCCGATACCACTTCCACCTCTGACAGTGAGTTAGGAAATATAGCAGGTATAGCGAGCGACAGTGTATCGCTCGTCGAATCGGAGACTGCAACGGTGGATGGAAATACTTGGAGGACTCCTAGCAGGAACTCCGAGAGTTGGAATAATCAAACAAAATCGTGATGGAAGAGATGCAAGCACAGATCGATGACTTAAAAAGGCGCTTGGATAGTCTCTCTGATTACTCCATGATCCCCCTCGAAGTTGAGAAGGCCTTAGTTGCGAGGGGATTCGCAAAGGTTAGTGGCACTGGTGTCGTACAAGCAAATGGCACAAGTGGGCTCAGCACTATCGCCGGAATCTCTGGAACAGTATACGTTGCCGCTACAAGTGGCGGAGCAGTCACAAAAGCGATCGTGTTCACTAATGGCGTAAGAACATCATGACCAGTCGCATTCCAACTAAGGGCAAATGGGCTCAACCAAACAAGGGAGAAATCTTTGGAAACATCTACCGTAGTCAAAACATAGACCTCAAGACTAACCCAGGAAAAATGAGGGTGTCTCCGAGGCTGGTCGTAAATACCAAAGATAACGACAATGGGATATCAAACATGGGAGTTCCCTGTGCTTTCCTTGTACACTCCCCGTCATCTACCCCATTTTATTACGCCGCTTGTGGCATAGGAGACGATACGGGTTCGGGAAAAATCCTCGTATCGGCAAGCAATTCTCTCTCTTCAGCATTCGCCAACGACGCACTCGCCAACACTCCAACAACTATAAGTGCTACGCGCTCGGATATGGTGGAGTGGGCTGGAGGAAATTACGGTAGCAGGACCGATCCATCCTTACTTGTCTCGACTGTAAGCCCGTCAGCCCAAATCTACTCCCTAAGGGGTGCATGGGACGGGTCATGGTTCAGTTCAACTGTTGGAGGTTCGATGTCTACAGTGACTCTTATTAACATGTGCCCTGCGTTCAATGGAAATCTGTATCTCACTAATGGGTATGGCATTACTTATGTTCCGCCCTCTGCATCCGCCGGGACAAATCCCGTCGCTGTTAATTCCGGGGTAGGAACAATTGATTTTAACTATAGATATTTCCCTATTTGGATTCGTTCTACTTCTACCCAACTCTGGATAGGGCTCATGACGAATGTGACGAATAATGGCACTAGAGGCTATGTAGCAGCGTGGGACACCACAGGAACAGCTCCTCAGGCGATTTACGATATACAGGCTCCATGCGCGCTTTCCTGCACGATTCTAGACGATGTCCCTCACATTATTGATGCATATGGAAGATTAAAGAAATTCACTGGTACTGGTTTTACGGAAGTTGCAAGATTGCCGGTAGCGAATCAGAACATCGAGATGCCTGGTATCTATAATCCCTCAACTAATTCCCGCTGGATTCATCACCGAGGCATGGACATTGTAGACGGAAAGATTAACATTTCTGTAAATAACTTTGTTTCTTCGGGGGTATATGTAGAAGATATGCCATCTGGCATATGGGAATATGATCCCTCTATCGGTCTCTACCACAAGTCATCCCCCTGTGCGACAACAGGGGACTGGGGGCAGCAATCTCTGCTTACTGCCGGGGCACTATTCGGCAGTAAGAGAAGTACAGGTACATATCTGGCAGGATTCGCTTATTACACCGATTCTGGGTCAACTTCCCGTAATGGGATATTCCACGATGACCTCACAACAACTACAAACAGGAGGGGGATTCTGACTATCCCTTGGATTGATTCTTCACAAGTAGCTGACACGTTCCAGAAGACGATATACCGCTTCAGGAATCTTGTATCGGGGAGCAAGATCATCGGAAAGTTTAGAACTGACAAAAGCGCCACACTCCCTTTCGTGGCAGCTATTACATGGACGCACGATAACTCCTTCATCTCGACGGACAGCAACTGGCAATATGCATCGGTGGGCGATGAGGTAGAGGTAGTACAGGGAGTGGGGGCATCGACCACAGGACACATAACACAGATTAATTCTTCTGGCGGAACATACACAGTCATTGTGGATGATTCTTCGATGAATATTCCAAGCGGAAGCGCTCTCGTAAAAGTAAACAATTACCGAAAGATGGGAGAGATTACACAGCTTAATTCATCAAGCCAAATCCTTGCGATTATCAGGAATGACAACAGTGTGCAGATCAAGACAGAACTGCGAGACGAGGGAGGAATGGAATTGAACGACCTAACAATTACAAGCAAGACTCAACAGGAAGCAAACTAACATGGCGACAAACATTATAAACAATCAGATGGGAGCAGGGGCATATCAAGTGCCTGAGGCACCGTTGCCAGCAGGTTACTCAAACGCTCCCGTGAATACAGTAACGGACGCTTCGAAAGTTGCCAATTCTTCCGGCCCCCTTACTATCCCGACCACGGCCCCTACTACACCATACGCCGGCGCTATTGCAGGTGGACAGGCGCTACAGGACAGCGCAGAGAAGCAGGCAGAAGCGGATCAGGCAGCGGCAAACAGCGCTAGTGGCTTAACCGCCACACAAGGAAAGCAGTCTAGCTTGTTAGATTCCGTTAAAGCGCTCTTGGGGCAACAGGCAGACGCCCAGACCGCAAGTGCTAATACAACTCAACCGGCCCTAGATAAAGCGAACTCAGACCTTGCAGATATAAATAGTCAGATCGCGGATCAAAACGTAAAACTCAGGGGAGAACAGGACGCTATAAAAGCGAGGGGAGACATCACGTCTTCCGCACAGCAGGGCCTTCTCGACAATGTGAATTCAAAATATGGCAGAACTCTCGCTGACCTTGCTATAAGGCAGTCCGCTGCGAATGGAAACATCGCAGCACTGCAGACAAATGCGAAATATGCTCTTGAACAGAAACTTGCGCCGATACAAACGGAACTTTCCTACTACAAAGACTTCCTTTCGAAAAATCTAGACAACCTCTCTGCGACAGAGCAGGCACAGGCACAGGCAATCATCGCTGATAAGCAGAATATCCTCAACCAGATTCAATCACAGGAGAATGCTAAGACTGACCTGCTTACAACTGCGATGAAGAACGGGGTTAAACTCACAGACGCTCAAACGCAAGGCGTGCTTAATGCTTCCGACGGGGCATCGGCTGCCGCCTTCCTCGCTTCCCAGGGGGTAAATCTGCAGGCCAATGCATTCACTGCTGTCACTAATCCGATTACCGGTGCACAGACCGCCTTCAACACCAAGACGGGACAGTTTGGTTCTAGTACCGGTGGCTTCAATACCCCGAGCGCAGGCGGAACACCAAATGCGGTAGTTACCCCTCAGACTAACCCTGAACAGTTCAAGAACGGCGTACCAGTCACGGCGCAAGCCGCAAACAGTCTTGGAGGTATCTACAGTGCGGCGTGGGACTCGGTGAATGGCCTTAAAGCACCGAGTCAGACCACCTTTAGGGGAGCGGCAGCGCAGACTGCCTTAAATAGTGCCCAAGATAAGATTTCTCAGGCCCTGTTTGGCCATAACTTTGATGCTGCATCCGCAGAAGCGGCTTACAAGTTTAGAAACAGCGAGACATATCAGAAGTACACTGCCAACGCTCCTGTGGCAATCAGTACGATCACCCAGATCGCCGACCTTGCGAAGAAACTCGATCTGCAAGGACCGAACGCCCTTAACAGTACTAAACTCAGCCTTACGGCCAATGGACTAAATCCGTTTGCTACACCAGAGGAAAGGTCTGCTGCACAGCAACTCGTTTCTCTCATGTCAGTCTCTGCAGATGATATTGGTCTTCTCCTCGGCTCTGGTTCTGGTTCAGACTACAAGACGAAGCTCGGTAGCGTCATCTTTGATGCTACTGGCAATGTGAGAACTACCCAAGACCTCGGCTCTGCTATCCAGGAACGTATCGGTTCTAAGCTTGGTGATTACTACGCCAAGGCAGGCGTGAGCGATGCCAATCAACACGCGAGACTTGACACTATTAAACTCACCAATGGTGGCCCTCAGACGGGCGGAGGAACAGTCACGGTAGATGGCAAAAACTATAGTATTGGTCAGGTCTACCAAGATTCTTCTGGTGCAAAATGGACAGTAGATGCTAACGGTAAATGGACTAAGCAATAAGATGCAACCAGATTTTGCAACATTAAAACCAGTCGGCCCACTTACGCCAGTCGGTGCACAGCCGGACTTCTCGACTCTCAAGCTCGTCACACCAACTACGCCAGAGGGGACAACCCCTGAAAATCAGGACATATTGGGGCCGACCGAGGCGAAAGGTTTTATCCCTAGTCTCCTACAAAACACGGTCGGCTCTCGCGGTATTGCTGGTGTAGGCATGCTGCCGGCAAAGATTGGCGCAGCATTATCTGAATATGGCCCTGGGGGAAAATATCAAGCAGAAGACCTGTACGCCACGGCACAAAGGCAGGGCGACCAAGCTCTTGCACTTATCAAACAGGCAGAAACCGAAGCTGATCCTGTAAGAAAGGTCAACCTAATGAAAACCGGTAAGGATATGCTTGCACAGGCACGGCAGACGATTTCTGCCGCAGATAACATTAAGCAAAACACTGACACCACTGGTGGACAGGCGCTTGGCACTACTCTTAATGCCGGACTGACGGTCGCCACAGCCGGTGAAAGCAGCCTGCTTGGTGAGGTATCACCGTTGTTTAAGCCCCTCGCAACAGGGACTTCTGATATTAATGCAGGCTATAAGGTACTGAGAGTCGGTGGGAAAGTAGCAGAAAACGCTTTACTCGGAGTAGGGTTCAACACCGCCAACAATCTAGAGAACCAACAGACTATCACGGAAGGAGACGGAACAGCCGCACTTCTGGGTGCCACCCTTCCGCTTGCAGGTGAAGGAGCTTCCTTTGTAAAAAATGCAGCACAGAAGGCCACTGGCGTGACGGCAGAACGTCTTATAGGAGGTCTTATAAAGCCTCTCGGCAAAGATTTTGCTTATGGGAAAGACCCGATAAGGGGAATATTAAATGAGGGGATTACTGCTAATTCAATAGATGACCTCGCACAGAAGGTTGCACAAAAACGCCAGTCTATTGGGCAAAGAATTGGAGAAATAGGAGATGAACTCACTACTCGACAGACACAAGCCACAGACACCCTAGGAAAAACGCCAGGAGAAGGACTGCCACAGCTAGGAGGGGCGGCATCGGCAAGACTACCACAGACAGGCCGAGAAGGAGTGCAAGTAGGAAAAGCATTGGATTTGACGCCCGCTCTCAAGCCTATAGATAGTGCCATGGAGAGGGCAGCCCGATTAAACAATCAGACCCTAGTAAATAGTCTCTACGATGTCAAGGTCGCACTCACGCATGATCTCGGTTTGGCGACCGATAGTGCGACTGGTCGCCCGATCATTCAAACAGGTGTGGAAAAGGATATAGCCAACCTCGACTATAGCCAAGCAGTGAAGTTTCTCTCTGATATATCAGATCACACCCGGTTCACTGGTAATCCCTCGGACGACAAGATGCTCAATGCGGCAACTAAACAAGCCTATGGTGCGGCAAGGGAAATCATGAACACTAAGGCAAGCGAGATTGATCCTAAGTTAGGTGCAGAGATCAAAGACCTTAACTCTCGCTACGCTGATCTGTCCTCCGCAAAAGTTGCTATCAATCACCGGGAGCTAGCCATTAAACGTGCCAACTACATCAGCCTTGCAGGACGTGTCGGGTTCGGCCTCACGACAGCGGGTGCCTTGGCAAGCGGTCTCCTGTCTGGCGATTGGTCTAAGGCGGGTGCAATCTTTATAGCAGGGCTCGGAGAACTCGGTGCAAGCAAGTTGGCAGACTCACCGGCCACTATTACCCGCATAGCGAAGTTCCTTAACGGTCTCGGTCAAACAGAGAGACAGGGCGTCATTGAAGCGACGCCTGTGCTCAAGAACTATTGGGACAGATTCTTCCATGGCGGCGGTACATCTGATTACAGTGTTCAATCCACTGGAATAACTAAGGTACCAGTTCAACAAGCCGATACGCTGGAGAGAACCGTTCCAATGACTAAAACACAGAAGCTCGCCCTACCTGAAGGTTCCATTAAATTACCAGAGAAGGGAGTCCTAGAAGGTCAAGCAAAATTAAGATGAACAATAAAAGACAACAACTGGACCAGGGGCAGGAAAAGAAACTGGAAAAGATTGTCCAGGTAGTTGAGCACGGGAATCTTGCTGTTGCGAAGTTCGTATTCGACCTCGAAGAGAAGATAGACTCGCTTAATCTCCCAGAGGAGGACTACCCGACAAGGGCGGAAATTACCGAGATATTTGGGGCTTTTATCGCTGCTATAAAGGACATTTCAAAGACACATTCTCATGACGTTTCTCTTCTCGACAAGGAGCTAAAGACCCTCGCCTCCACCCTTGATCTTGAGCTTGAGAGGCTTCAAAGCGAACTTCCGCCGAGTGATATTTTAGATATTCTTAAGACATATCTTATAAATGAAGTCAATAGGATCGAGGCGCTGATCCCTGAAAAAACTGACACCTCGGTACTTGAGGGCAGACTAGCGGGCATCGAGGCGGAACTGCCATTAATAGCAGAAACTCCCCACGGCATACGGGACAAACTGACTTCATTGAGAGATAAAGAGCGCCTCCCCGCATCGGCTATTGAGGGCCTCGACATCCTGAAGGAGATACCAGACATCAAGCGCATCGCCCAGAGCAATGCTAACGCCCTACCGTCGACCACTACCTTCTTCTCTTTGAATAACAAGGTAATAGGTAGGGCGAAGAACATCAACTTCATCGAAGGCAGCAATGCAAGTCTGAGTATGACCCAAACAGGGGATCAGATGAATGTGGTTATTACGGCTGCAGCAAGCGCTATCAATTCGGTTTACAGCGAACTTCCATCAGATTCGGGTGACCATATCACCTTCACCCTTGCTCACACTCCCACGACAGGGACAGAAAGGCTGTTCCGTGGCGGTGCACGACAGCAACAGGGAATAGGGAAGGACTATACGATTGCTGGCAATACAATCACGCTTTCTGCCGCCCTTTCGACAGGAGAGGTATTACTCGCTGACTACAACTACTAACATGAAAAAACTTATCCTCATCGCCCTCTTGTTCCCAAGCTTCGCACTAGCGACAGTACTCTTCCCGTACGGAGGAGGAACTGGAACATCTACCGCTCCGACATTCGGGCAATTGCTCATGGGAACCTCTGGCGGAGTATACTCGCTTGTATCGACCTCTTCACTAGGGTTCCTCTCGACAACTTCCCCGTGGGCTATTGGCCAGTTAGCTATGGTGGCTTCTAATGGGTCGGTAACAGGCGTTTCGACATCAACACTCACTGCTACGTCGCCTCTGACGGGGAGTTTCGTTCACGTTGGCTCTGGCGGTTCTCTTGGTTGCCAAACTGCTTCTGGTTCTCAGGCTGGGTGTCTTTCCTCAACAGACTGGTCTACCTTCAACGGCAAGCAGGCCGCAGGTAACTACATCACTGCCCTTACGGGAGATGTGACCGCTTCTGGTCCCGGCTCTGTAGCCGCCACCCTCGCAACAGTTAACACAAATGTGGGGTCGTTCGGCTCTGCTACCCAGACAGGAACCTTCACCGTGAATGGAAAGGGCCTTATCACGGCGACATCTAACACCACTGTCACCCCGGCGGTAGGTTCTATTACTGGTCTTGGTACAGGCGTAGCAACGGCTCTCGGGGTGAATACCGGTACGGCAGGGGCCTTTGTGGTAAACGGGGGAGCACTTGGCACGCCTTCATCTGGTGTCGGTACGAATATCACGGGCATTACGGCGGCCCATGTCGTCGCAGGAACATTCGGCACGGGAGCGTACATAATGGACACATCCCTTACGAATCCTCTCCTTATCGGCGGTACGGGCGTAGGTTCATCCCTTACTCTTCAATCGACATCTGGCGTAGGTTCGAGTGATTTCATTAAGTTCCTTGTAGGGAACAATGGCGGCACTGAAGCTATGAGAATTATAGACAGTGGAAATGTCGGCATTGGTACGACGAATCCCCAGCTTCAACTCGATGTCTACGGCACTCAGGCGACGGCCGAGAGCAATACCACATTCTGGAATAATACATTTGCGGGGTTAAGCCTGAGGAACCAGAGCAATACGGTGAACACTGTTACAGGTATCGCGTTCCAGGGCGGCAGTAGTGGCAACTCTATCTCTGGTATCGGCAATGTTATGGAATCTACCTCGCTCGGCTCTCTCGCGTTCTTTACCGGTGGTTCCGGCAGAACAAATACCGTACCGGAGAGGATGCGCATCGATTCGAATGGCAGCGTCGGTATTGGCAAGACTAACCCCGCTCAACCTCTCGACGTAGTAGGAACAATTAGACAATCAGGCTGTACCACCGCCGGTACGCTCTCAGCGAACGCATCAGGAGACATCATCTGTACCCCTTCCTCTCAGAGGTTCAAGAACTCCATTACCTCTCTCACTGTCTCTACAGGGGTCTTAAACCTGCGCCCTGTCTCATACCGCTTCAATCCAAACATGAACATGGGCTCGACCACTCATCTGGGCTTCATTTCAGAGGAGGTGGCCGCAGTGAACCCCGCCTTTGCTACCTATGACAAGGACGGCAAGCCATACGGCGTAGACACCACGGCCATCGTCTCGGCGCTTGTGTCCCAGATACAGGCCCAGCAGAAGCAGATAGACAGCCTTACTGCGAGGGTTGATGCCTTGGAGAAAAAGAAATAATCACTTAGAACGATATGGAAACGCAGACAGACCACGACCACATAATTACCCTCCTTTCAGAAGTGAAGGGGATTCGTAACGACATCAAGGATATTAAGGATGGAGTTAAGGATAGCATTACAGACCACGAGTCAAGAATAAGAATCCTTGAGAAGAAACAATGGCTCTGGTCTGGTGCTGCGGGAATCGTATCGGCAGGAATCGCTTTAATCGCTCAATATCTAATCCAACACAAATGAACTTTGAACTTTACTATCCTGCAAAACCGTTCACTCAGACCCAGGGCTGGGGCGTACTAAACACCGCCTATGAACAGTTTGGTTTCAACCACCATAATGGCGTAGATTTTGCCCTCGAAGCGGATCACGAACTCCACTGTCCTGTAAGGATGAAAGTAACAGACGTAGGTTTTAATTCTTCGGCAGGAAACTACATCAGGGCCATTACTACCCAAACTTACGCAGTTCTCGGAATCCAGTGCTATGTAGGAATCATGATTATGCACATGGAGAAACAGGCTGTAGTGAAGGGCCAAATCTGTGAAGTGGGAGATTTCCTCGGAATAGGAGACAACACAGGCTTCTCCACTGGCCCGCATACTCATATGTCCGTATATCGCCTAGCTAAAGACATCCCAGACGAGAATCAACTAGGGAATAGGCTCGATAAAGACCCTGCATATAACAACACCTTCGACCCTACTCCCTTCTTTAACGGAAAATTCGCTGTCGATTACGTTCCGCCCCAAGTGGAAACTGTAGTCGAAGAAGCACAGGTCGTGGCGACGGAGGCCTCACAATATCCGTCGCTTATTGCTCCCGCACTCAACCTCTTAAAAACGGTGGGGGAGTTTATTAGTAATTTCAGAAAATAATGGAAACCCCTATCGCAAAACCCGTATTCAGTTCGTGGACAATCTGGTTTGGCCTTGGTCAGATCGCATTCGGTGGTATTGGTCTTGTGACTGGTTGGATAGACCAACAGACGGCCTTTACCCTCATCGCAACAGGCTTCGCCTCTATTGGTCTTCGTCTCAAGACGACCCAGCCAGTAGTCTAGTTTCTCCCCCCGCCCAGACCATACGCCGACACATTACTTGTGCGATGGCGGGCGGAATGGGGACGCTAAACAGTGTCCTAGTTCTTTTCAAGGAGATCACCATGAGAGACGGCCTGAAATATTGGCTCATCGCAGTATTCGCTATCGGCGTACTGAGACTTCTCGGAGGGTAGTATGAACGAACCGCGCACGGCGGTACTCATCGTGTGCCCAGACCACAACCGCCACATCACAGGAAGCGTTCTACGCTCTAAGATCCGCTACGTTCTCATCAACGAAGAGACGTGGTGGGACGAACCGACGTGGTACGAATATCGCCAGTGGGGGTACAAGTACCCGTGGATCAAAGTCCACGCCATTCTCGTTCCCTGCGCCGAGTGTGCGGGAAAACCCGTTACAAGGAAGCTGATAAAGGAGGTGGTATGAAAGACGGCATTTTGATCGTCTGCCCCAAGTGCGCGGGGCTCGTGTTTATCCCCTCATCCCTTAAGGGCCAGAATGTTCTCGACCTACTGCGCTCCCGCCGCGCCCAGAAAGAGGGCGGGATGGATGTCACAGCGGGGGATTCGGAAGACCCCGACCAGATTCCGCTCATTGAAGCGCCGCCAGCGGAAACTCGGGCATCGTAAGGGCCATTTTCTCATTTGGAGGTGATCTTTTTCTAAAGGGCTCTGCTACAGCAGGGCTCTTTTATTCAAAAAGAAGATATGCTATCACTACTGCAGGCCAACAGGAGTAGCTTATGCAGCAGACGGAGATGAGCTTCTCCGAGACCAAAGCACAGTTAAATCTCATTCGTGAGCGCCTTCTCAAGATCAAGGAGAGAATAGAGAAGTGCGAAGTACAGTTTCCACCGATGAACGCCCTAAACACTAGGGCGTTTTTCAATACAAAACACCACCTCGCGGGAAGTGGTGTTGGTTCAACTATATTTGTATCGCTCCTACCTGAGAAGCCCCTCAGAGTGGATAAACCACTAGTACCTTCCTATAGGTATGAAGAGTAG